ATTATGCACTATGTTAACAATTTTGTCAACCTTTTTTTTAAAAAAGAACTTGTTATAATTCAAGCACTTAACTTTTTAAACTGTTTACCCACGCAGAAATATTGCCATATAAGCTCAACATCATAAGTTGTTTGCTGTCTCCTAATAGGAAAAATTCGCCTGTTGTTAGATCAAGGTAGTACGGAGTTGTAACTAATTTATCCAAGTCAACTAACATACGATTTGTTATTGTGATTTTTGGATCTTTAATATCAAATGAATATATTTCAATATCCAAGTACTGTTTAAATACTTTATAACCTAAATAGGTCAATCGTAACCCACCATAATGGAGTGGATTTTTCCACCACGTTGCTATTGCCTTTTCTAGTGTTATACTATCTTTGGGTGGTAACTGATCAATTACACGTTGGTTAAGCTCGTGCTTACTGTAACTCATCGTCTTTTTCAACTACTGTGCCTTTGTTAAGTAATACAACATTAAATGCATCAGTATTAAATTGTTTGTTGAGTTTACGGCTTAGGTTGTGTGCATGTCCTGGATTACTAAAACTTACTTTTTGGTATTTTGGTCCAGGATAACTCACTAATATGTTCATGCTTTTTAAATTTATAGGCGACCCATTATAAAACACAGCCCAGATACCTTCGGCACTTAAAACTTGATGTGTTTTATATGTGTCTCTGTTAGTTTGCTCTAACAAAATATTAGGTTTAGGTCTACTCATAGCTAATTGACAATTAAAAACTGTCCCCTTGTAGTTGCACTTCAATGGTTTGTGATGATCCAGTATCATTACTATTAGCTTCAATTTTTGCAAGTAACCTAGTCATTTCATCACGTAAATCTCTAGCCTCTTGTAATCGGAGGACAACTGTTCTCTCTCCTCCAATTTCACTTGAACGTACTCGATCTATAAAATTAGTTAAAATACTCATTAGCAAGCAAACTCCTGCTGTAATTTAATGTTGTCAAAGAACTCTTTCTTTGTGCCTGCATCATCTTTAAACGCACCTTTTAATACAGTTGTTTGAGTAAGACTACTGTGTGCTTGTACACCCCTATTTTCAACGCAACCATGTGTTGCTTGTACATAAACACCTAAGTGTTCTGCACCTGTTGCCTTTTGTATTTCACGTACAATATCATTAGCAAGTTCTTCTTGCAGTGTACCTCTACTGGCACACCATTGAGCAATACGTGTATACTTAGATAGGCCAATTAACTTCTCACCTGCAATAATACCAATGTATGCAGTACCTTTTACTGTTTGGTGATGATGTGAACACATACTTGTAAGTTCGCTTCGTACTACTAACATACCTTCATACCGGTCTACACTGTCATTTGGAAATGCTGTTGCGGCAGGCATAGGATCATATCGACCAGACATTAATTCGTTAATATACATTTTTGCTAGACGTTTACCAGTTCCCATACTATTAGGATCAGTATTACGATCAATTACAAGTGCATCTAGTACATTTTCAAATGCCATAGTTGCTTCTTCAATTAGTGCTTGTTTTTCACCGGGTTTAATAAATTGAGAAATATTATCACCAGCCCAAAATCTATGTTTAGCATCTCTGAGCCGTTGAGCAACTTGTTTCGATGTGCTAGCAGTTTTCCAGTTCTTTTTCATTGGTATCCTCTGTAAATCTTTTATTAACTATAACACATCTATTTAGGTTTTGTCAACCATCTTTTTACTTAAAATTGGCATAACATCTTGATACAGTTCTTCTTTGCTGTGAAATGGTCCTATGTGCCTGTATCTATCTAATACTATTAGTTTAGGACAAAAATGTAGTTGTGTCCCTCTATGATTGTATATTTGAAACCACCCAGCGGCATACCAACTTCTACTGCGAGGTTCTTTGGTAAACATTGGTATTTGTCTTTTTACATTCCAAACTGCGTTGTATACAGTATTGCAATCAGTTTGATATCCATGTACTAAATTTGGATCTTGATCTGGAACAACTGGGATTGTATTATCAAAATCAATGCCTAAGTCTTTGTTAATATCAGTAATGTTGCGTACATGAAAAGTCTTATTTTTAAGCATAACGTTGTAGCCGGTCTCAGTTTGACTACGTCGAATATTGCCAATTTTTTGCTGTTCGTCACGTATTACCCAAAATTCATTAGGTACTACTTGTTTAGCTGTTATCATGTAATACTCCTTTATATGAGGCATTCAACCATTTTGCAGTGTTGGCTGCGTTTTCACTCATTTTTGTTAATTCAAATTTAGCACAGAATTTTATAAATCTTGTGCCTACTTGTTCAGTTACTTTAGCACTTGCACTTTGATATATTGCAATGTCAACCTTGTCTTTAATATCATCAGGTTGTGCAGTTAAATCAACTAGCATTTTATTACGCTTATAATCATCAATAACACGATGTTCTTCGCCATTATGATCTACCCAACGTTGTAACATCAAATTGTTCCAATTGTAACCTTTTGTATCTTTATCAGCATATGCTTCTAATAGACCAACTTTGTTCTTAGAACCTTTCTTGCGTACACCAGGGTAAGCACTAAACACATTGTCGCTAGTGTCGCCACGCATACACTTTTCAAATAACTCCCATTCTGGTACAGGAGCAGGTTTTTCTTCTTTTGTTTTTTTATCAATTACACGTTTACCTTTGTCATCAAATATGCCTTCAAGTGTAATTAGATTATCTGTAATACCATTATACTGTTGTACATTAGGTGCAATTAATTGATAAAAGTCTTTATCACTACTAACAATAGTATGATTATCGCTGGGATGTAAGTGTATCCAACGTGCAATAATATCATCAGCTTCAGCTTCGCTGTGTCGTATTACACTGCAATTTGTTTCTTCTGCTAGATATTGATTAAAGTTATCAAACGTCTCCCAAAATAATGTTTCTTCTTCTTTTTCTTTTTCAGTCATAGCTGCACGAAGATCACTACGATTCTTTTTATAAGGTGCATAGAAGTCTTTACGCCAACTGCGACCCTCAAGTGCAAACATTACATGGTCAGGATTAAATTTGCGTTGTACTTTATTGATGCTAGACAATACAATATGTAATGCGTAACCCACTTTTTCCCATGAGTCAGCATTTTTGTAAACACTGTGCCTTGCTCTAAAAAACATATTAGCAGTGTCAATTAATAGATAGTTAGCCATCTATGTACCTCTGTTATGTAAGTAAACTATTATCATTAATATATTGTAACATATATTTCTTCCAAAAGCGATGACTTTCTGCACCATAATGGTAACTTTTTCTTGATACAGTTACAAAATTGTTGCTTTTTAGCACTGCATCAAATGTTCCATTAGGATTATATGGGTCAATATATACATTCCCCCAGTCTAATTGCTGTTCTTTTGGTATTGCATCAAATGCAGTGTTACCATTAAAAAATACATGAACAATGCCCATATCCTTTAATTCTTTATGAAATTCAAAAATTTCTTGATGTGCTTGTTGAGTAGCAGTATTCCAATCTACATTACGCACATACTCTTTATATTGATTTTGGTGGCTTTTGGGTACATCATCAATCCCGCTAGCATTGACTTGAAACCATTTCCCTTCGATTAGCCATTCTTGTCTTTCCCATGTACTCCACTGGATAATCATCAGCAATCCTTTGTCAGCATGATGAAAATTTTGTTTTAGCCAATCACGAGTAGTACGAATAATACGTGCGTTGCTGCTAGCACTTTCTGCATCCAAATGCAAACTAGATTTGATTGCATGAGTTAATCCCATTGCCCACGTTACTTTTTTATTATCAGGGTGCGGAGCTCTTCCCATCATCCAATATTGCGGATCGTCTTCTGCAAATGCATGGTTATTAACTGCTTCAGCACCTGCTGCATGACTATCACCATTTACATAAAGTATCATTTCTTTTCTTTAAACTCTATTGTATTCCAAATTGGAAGATTTGGTAGTTTTTCTTTAAGATATTTTAGTTCATCAATTTCTTTTGCAATTAAATCAAACCCAAACCACCAAGGAAATAATCCATGTATTATACCTGCATATCCTCGCTTTAGTCTTTTCCAACCTTCACTGACTGCAAATTTACAATGCTCCCAGTAATTTACAATAGTTACAGGAGTATCGTCACCTGCCATAAGTTTGGCTTGTTTTAAATGTTCTGTAAAGAATCCCATTTTTCAATGTCCTCTGGATTGTTTATTTCTACGCCTGAGAATTCGGTGTGCCAGCATCCAATATCCCAACCAGCTTTAAGCCAGCGTAACTGCTCGAGCTTCTCTACTTTTTCTTCTTGTGTAACTTCTAAATTATTATACATTTCTAATGCATTGCGCCTGTAACCATATACACCTAGGTGCCATAATCCGTAACCTGTCATGCCTCTACCAAACCATAGAGCTTGATCGCCTGCACGTACCATTTTAACACTAGCTGGATTGTTCTGTTCTTCCTCTGGCATATCAGTAAACACAGTACTAACAGGATAATGTTTAAGGCATCCTACACATTTTTCTATCATTTCAACAGTAACATCTGGCATGTCACCTTGTACATTTACAAACTGATCGTATTCAGCAAACAAATCATTACCAATAGCACCAGCACATCGCTCGGTCCCGTTCTCGTAAGAAATCTCTTGATCAATCCAACATATGTCCCAACCAAATATCCTGCCAATTCGCATGTCGTCTGTAAGTACGTAGGTATCGTGCCCTGTTTGTTTACAAGCGTCATATACTCTCTCAATCATAGTTTTGCCACCTAAGTTACACAATGGTTTACCTGGAAAGCGTGTGCTACCGTATCTAGCCGGTATAAGAATAGCGGTGGATTTCATCTACTGTCCTTTCAAAGTCTTCTAAGCGTAACATATTTGGCCCATCACTTGGGGCTATATCAGGATTAGAATGGACTTCCAAGAAAAAGTTCCTGATCCCAAGAGCAGCCCCACTACGAGCCAAGCCAGGGACGTAATCACGATTCCCACCTGAACTAGAACCAAGTCCGCCCGGCTTTTGGACAGAGTGCGTAACATCGAAAACAATATCATGTTCATAAGTGTCGAGCATATACATAAGACCAGTATAGTCAACGACAAGATTGTTATATCCAAAACTAGTACCCCTTTCGGTTATCCAAAGTTCTTTGGCGTCATTGCATTTACTTAGTATACCTTTTATATCCCAGGGTGCAAGGAACTGACCTTTTTTAATGTTTACAATTTTATTTGTATTGCAAGCAGCTTGTACTAAATCTGTTTGTCGGCATAAAAATGCAGGTATTTGTATTACATCAATAGCTGAGTACCATTTATCTACGCCCTTAAAACTTTCAATCTCAAACACACTGTGGAAGTCAGTTAGTATTTTAACATTGTAGATTTCTTTTAATGCTACAAAGTCATCAAACGTACCTCGCATACCCATACCACGTACACCTTGCATACTACTACGATTTGCCTTGTCAAAACTTGCTTTAAATATGTATTCAATATTATACTTGTCGCACACACGTTTACATTCTTTAGCAATCTCTGCACTCTGTGCTAATGTCTCGTGCTGGCATGGCCCTGCTATTATTCGCATATCTTAATTCCAATATTTTTTAACATGGCTCTAGCTTCACTAGTATTGGTTACCTCGTCAGAGTTGGCAATCTCTTCACAGTATGTAATGGTATCAATTGCTTCCCACAGTAATGCATGTGTTCGATATGGATACTTAAAATTACCTTTAAGGTGATATTCCCAATACATCATACGAATGCTCCCTGGCCTAGTGCTTTAGATATTTGTTTCTTTTTATGTTCCCGTCCCATTAAATATGCAACTTGAAAAATCCTAGCTTTCTTTGGATCATCTTCAATAAATGTTTCACCGCCTACATTTACGTTTCCTAGTGTTGTATTGATTACAACTTCATATAGGCCAGTTTCTACATATTTGGTAATCATTTATTATCTTCCTTGTTACAAACACGTTTTCTTAAATCGCTACTACTAAATCTGTGATCTCTTTTATTAAAATGCAAGTCAATACCACGCTTTCTGCATACTTCTTTGCCGGTAAAATCTTTTTCTCGGTATTCTTCCCCAAGAAATCTCACATGTACTTCGAACAATTCTAATATATCAGTTACATCATTTTCAGTTTCATACGGAACAATTTCATCTACTAAATGTAATGCATTTAATTGGGCGTATCTCTCTACCATTGTTTGTACAGGTGAGTTTTTTTCTGGTCTATCTCTACTAGGATCAGCTTGTAATCCTACAATCAAATAATCACAGTGGGACTTTGCTTCTCGTAGCATACCAATATGCCCAGCATGTAACAAATCAAATGTACTAAATGTAATTCCTATTTTCATTAACTCATCTCTCGTCGTCCACCGCCAATATCTTTTTCTTTGATAGGGCGTTTACCATCAGTAAGATCAGCTTGTTCTTGTTCATGTGTTTCCATTACAACATTCCTGCAAACATTTTGAAACCAGCGATCAACAATTTCATGTTCATCTTCGTTAGGCTTCATTTGATACCCTGCCCTAAC